ACTTCTTTGGGCAACGCATTCTCCAGCCCATTCTGGATAATAAACTCAGCGGCTATCTTTGTAGTAATCGGGTTATCCCACATCTTGAACACCCAAGTCTCTTCTCCAGTAACCAACTTAACTTTAACAATCCTAAGCATACCGTTTGGCGTCATGTAATCGTAACGAGAGATTTCCTTTGAGGCTAGCGGCTCAGGTGATGCAGTATCAGCAACATCGCCAATGCTAACACTAACATCAACATCTGCCACACTTTGCGCCTCTCCTTCTTGGTTTCCCACATCATTTGCGATAAAGTCTTCCCCCAAGTCTGATAAGCCCATAGTTCCACTGCGCCGAGCCATAATAGGACACCTCCTATGAATATTGTCCAAGCGTATAATTGAGCCAGCGTAAATGCCACCAATACCCCGATAAATATAACCGCTACGCCAGCAACTTCGCGCCAATTGATGTTACGCATTCATTACACCGCCCCAGATGATAAAGCGCTTTCCTTCGGCTTTAAACGATGTCAGGTGAAACATCAACGGGCTTGGCTTTTTGTTCTTGAGGCTAACTAACAGAACTAACTGACCGAGCGGGGTAGAGCCAACAGGAATGGGTTTGTCCAGAAAGATGTCCTCAATTTCCTTTACCGTGTGAAACTTAAGCCGCTCTACCAGCTTGTCGGCATCTCTTTTCAATTGCTTTTTTGTCTTGTTCAACTCAAATGCAATACCGAGAATGCCCAACAATCCCACTGTAGGTCACCTCTCCAAGATTTTGGCGTCAAAGAAACGATGCTGAAGTTTGTCTTTAATGATTTTATCGTCTGCCTCCTCAACTTCTTGCATCCAAACGCGCCTTTGCTCATTCAGTGGAATTCCAAATCTCTTGCAGATTTCAGGGTGATAATCCAACAACTTCACGACGACTTCTTTGGGAATTTCGCTGCCGTCAGGGTAAAAGAAATGACCTCCCTGCTCGTAGATTGGCGGATGATGCGGCGCCATATGGACATTGAACGGCTCATCGGGATGAAAAGGCATCATCACACCTCCCTTCGCCGAGCAACGGAGGCGGACGGCTTTTCAGCCGCCCGCCCCTATATTGTCAACCCAACTAGATGTTCTGATTGCTAACTACTTGCCTGACGAGCGGCAGTTGCTCAACGCTCATGCAGTAGTTAACGAAGATGTCGCCCCTAGCGCCACTAGCATTTGCAGTGGTGGTGACGGCGATTTCAATGAAGTTGCCCGGCGCTGCTTGGAATTCGTTCGTCAATTGAACCATTCCGCCACGACCAACATTCCTTGCAGGAAGGGTAACGGTTGTGGATTTAACAGTGTTTCCAGCAGGGTCTCTCTCGGTAAGGGTCAGCACAACATTCTGCGCCCAGTTAGCGCCACGGGCAACATATGAAACGCCAAGCACTACAGGAGCAGCGATGTCCTGTGCCAAGTCAGAGTTAAGCAAGTGTGCTGAGTGCAGCGTTCCAATCACGGCGTTAGCAGTGTTCACATCGGCGTTAATCAAAGCCAACTGCCTCGTCGCTTCTAAGATACTACCCAACATAACAGCAACCCTCCTTCATAAACCAAAGTTTAACCAGAGGTGAAGTAGATAACACGGCACTCGCCGGGATTAGGCGTGTCCCAAGTCAAAGCCCATGCGCCACTGAAGAACCAACCGATGCGCTTGATGCGACCAAAGGTGTTAGCAACGGTCTCGCTTCGGATTTCCTCTGGAACGCTGATAACCTCAATGATTGGGTCAGCTGCAAGGAAGATGCCCTCAGGAACTCTGTTTGAGCCAGTCCCAGCAGCAGCCTTAAGGGCATCCGCGTTGTTGGTCTGAACCAACCTGACATTATACCAACTCCCGACTTCTGAGCGATAAAAGACTTCGGGGCTGGTATATTTCAGGAAGGCATCAGTAACTTCGTCGTAAAGGCTTCGGATAGCGGCGCCATGCAGGATGCCAACATAGTTAGTCCCGTCGTAAGGCGGAACTTGTAGGGTCAGCCTGAAGTAGTCAGCGATGTCCTTCAAGTGAGCAGACCTAAAGCCAGCAAAGCCTGCCTGTGGAACGGTCCCGCTTGTGACAAAGGTCGTAGAAGTTTGCGAGGACGGGACAGCCTTAACAGGAGCTTGCTTCAGGACATTTGCGACTTGCAAGTCTAAGTTGTGAGCCATGTTGAACTTGAGCGTCTCGGTGATAATTTCTTGGACATCCCACTCAGCGAACCTCTCCAAGCGCTCGGTGAACTCCATAAACGCAAGGTAGTCTTGGACGACGACAGAACCTCGGCTGATAGTGGGCACGGGCAAGGGAACGCCTTGCTCCTGCTCGCCTACAGGGTTAACGACTGTCAGCACCCGACCAATCCTGTTAAAGTAGTGGATTTCGCCCGTCTTGGCTTCGGAGTATTCAGGTCGGGCAAATTGTCGCATTTCATACAACGGATAGGTGGCTCTGCGCAAGTGCTCTGAAAGCGTCGGAAACACCAAGTAGCCACCAATTGACGGTTGAAACAGCACCATTCGGCTAGGCATAAACAATCACCTCGGAATTAGCGTTTGGAATAGCCCTCAACCCAACCCTGTTGTCGTTTCCGTAACTCTTTCAATCTCTCCTCAACATACTTTTTTGCTGTATCCCTGCGCCACTTCCAAATGTCGTCCTCGGAAATTATCCTGACCGACATGTTCTTGCCCGCAGGAAAGTCAACGCCCGGGTATTTGGCGAATTCGTCCAACTCGCCTTCGCCCGCAGGCGCTTCTACCCCAGCAGGCGGAATTCCAACTAACCCAGCAGCCGATGATTTCTTCAAACCGAGCCGCTCTTCTAGTCCTTTCCCGACTTCGGTCAACACGCCTTTGATGAACGCAGGGACTTTGCTCCAATCGTCAAGTTGCTTTCCACTTGCGAAGATTTCGCTTATCCTCGCAGACGCCAGTTTTTCAATTATATCAGCGAAATCTCGCAAGTGCGGGTTCTCGCTGTAAAACTCGCTGCGAACCCTCTCTATTACCGCATTCAACTGCATCAACGCAAGTTGCGACCTAAGCGCTTCTACTTCCGCCTTCAAATCCACACCTTCGTTTTCCTCTTTGCCCTCAGCCTTCTCCTCTGCTTTAGGCTCTTCAGGTTTTTCAGGCTCTTCGCCAAAAAGTTGCCGCATCCAGTCGTCAACTGATTGTCGCTCAATGTCCTCCATACTACATTTGCACCTCCCGTGTCAGTCTTATCTTCTCCCAGTTATTTATAACACGAGTTACGACAATCCGCAAGTGCGCAATGACACGCGCAATTTCCACAGATTGCGACGGATTTGAAGCAAGGAACAGATACTCCAGTTTGTCCAACACTTCAAGCGCCTTCTCCAAGTCGTCAAGTCTGACATCGGCGGGAAACGGAATGCGCATTGAACACCACTCCTCACTTGCTAGTTCGTTTTTTACGGGGGGAAGCAGCGCGAGATACCATCCGCCCTAAACGAGATAACCCGCGCACCAATCTTCTTGCTCTACCTCCAGCCTTTCCGATATTGCCGCTCTTTTTACGCCGACGAAGTGTTCTACCGACTGCACGACCAAGACCGCCCATAATGTCTGCCATAACAAATCACTCCTTTACCGAGATTTCTTGCGTCGTTTACGGCTACCAGCACGACCTACGCCATGTTTGCCATACGCAATAGCAGCAGCAATCTTTTGTGCGTGCCTTACAGACTTCGGTCTGTAAGTTGCTCTGGAAGTGCTCATTTTCCCAGTTCGCTTGTATTCACGAACTAGTTTACGAATTTCTTCTCCCACCGCAGTTCGCTTGCGCCGCGAAACTCTTGAACGACCCATAATAAACACCTCCGACAAATGTAAATATAACACACAAGTTTTACGATGTCAACTTGAACGAAACGCTGCCCCAACATTCTATTGATGTTCCGGGCGCTCCGTGTGTCAAACGAAAACTAACCGTTTTTCCTCCCAAATTATAAGATGTATTTGGTTCAAGGTAAACAGGTCCCGCAGCGCTGACCCATGTAGCAACTACTATACCGTCTGTTTCGTTATACAGCGTAATTTGAGCATTGCCCGGCACTCCATATCCATAGAAAGGTGAAACCGAAACCGCAATTACTTTTAAGTTCGGCTTTTGTGTCGGCACGGTTATTCTGGCTAAGACAAAATAGGAACCTGGGGCAATAGTTTGCGGCGGCGCCGTTGCTGTTGCAAATGGTTCGCCGCCGCCCTGAGCATTAATTGTAACATCCACTTTTTCGTTTGTCGCATCGTCTACGACATTTATCGTGACATTTGTGCCCTCTATTAAGTTTATGCTCCGTCTAGTTCCTACTGAAGTCCCGCCTTTCCTGACATTAACCCTTGCATTGGCATCTAAGTTTCCTGTCAAGGCATCGGTTCCGCCAGAAGCGTGAGTAGCAGCATGTGCGAAATCTGTAATTTGCGAACGAGTGTGTGTATGTGATGGAAGGTCGCTTGCTTGAATAGCGTCGTAAACTGGGTCGGAATTTGCAGTCCTAACAACGAGAAACCTATTGGCGGTTGAAGAAGTCGGAAGCCTTGATG